GGCTGAAGAGAACGCGGCTGCGAAGGCCGAACACGACAAGACCAAGCCGCCTGCCAATGATCCGGCTGCGAAGGTTCCCGAAGACGGGAAGTATGATCTGAAGATGCCTGATGGCGTCGATCTGGATACCGAACTGGCCGAAGCCCTTGGGCCTGAATTCAAGGAACTTGGCCTGACACATGCCCAAGCGCAGAAGCTGGTGGACAAATACATCGGCATTCAACAGGCGCGGGCTGGAAAACAATCCGAAGACTTCGGGAAGATCGTGGAAGGCTGGGCCGATACCGCGAAGAAAGACCCTGAGATCGGCGGCGATAAATGGGATGGGTCGGTTCTGGCCGCGCGGCGCGCTGTGGATCGTCTCGGAACGCCTGCGCTGAAGGAATATCTGAATGCGAGTGGTGGCGGCAACCATCCTGAACTTATCCGTTTCATGGCAAAGGCCGGGGCCATGATCGCGGAAGACAACCCGGCAAGCGGTGGGGCAGGTGGGGCGGGCAAACCCGCTGAAGCTGCTTACACCTTGTTCCCGTCTGACGCACCGAAAGGTTAAATAAATGCCCATCATCGGCCAAACTTTCCCGCAACTGATCGATGCTCACAAGGCTTCCGGCCCTGGGCAGGTGATCGAACTTCTTGCTGCTGACAACCCGATCCTTGATGACGCCATCGCGCGGGCTTGCAACATGGGCGCGACTGAACGCACCATGATCCGCACGGGCCTTCCGACCGCCACTTGGGGCCGTCTCTATCAGGGTGTTCCGCAGTCGAAGACCACGATGCAGCAAGTTGACGACACGACCGGCTTCCTTGAAGCCCGCTCGTCCATCGACACGCGCCTGCTGAAGCTGGCCAAAGACCCTGCGAAACAGCGCCTGATCGACAGTGCGCCGTTCTTCGAGACCATGAACCAGGAAATGGCGACTGGTCTGTTCTACCACGACATCGCCACCACGCCCGAACGCTTCCGTGGCCTCGGCGCGCGGTATGACGCTTTCTACACTGGCGTGAAGGCCGGTGCGCCTCGCCGCGCTGATGTGCAAGTGGTGGACGGCGGCGGTCGCGGTTCCGACAACACGTCGATCTGGTTCGTGACTTGGGGCGATCATGCGACCTCGCTGATCTATCCCGAGGGCACCACGGCTGGCGTGACGATGCAGGACAAGGGCGAAGAGCCTGTTCTGGACGCGGCTGGTAACACCTACTATGCCAAGGTCGCGACCTATGAATGGCATATGGGCCTGACGGTCAAGGATTGGCGCTACAACGCCCGCGTGGCGAATATCGACGTGTCCGACATGCTGGCTGGCACGGTCGATCTGTGGGCGCTGATGCGTGATGCCTACTACCGCCTGCGTTCCCGTCGCCGCGACGGTCTGGCCTCGCGTATCGCCATCTACATGAACACCGATGTCATGCAGGTGCTGGAAGCGCAGTCCACTGACCGGGCGCTGACCACGGCGCGGAACAACACGGTGTCGCTGTCCTCGGCCACGGTCGAAGGCAAGGAAGTGAAGATGTATCGCGGTATCCCGATCCGCGAAACGGATGCGCTTCTGAACACCGAAGCGTCCCTGCCTGCGATGGTCTGATCTGAATGAGGGGCGGCTTTGGTCGCCCCTTTCAACCCATGAACAGGCCGCGCGCCTACTGAAAACCTGAAAGGTCATATCATGATCCTCGACCGTCAAACCCTCTTCTCTGATCGTCAGCTTGTCACCGCCACGGCTGGTTCCGTCGATCAGATCGATCTGTCCCCGCGCGGCGCTGGCATCGTCCGCGACATCGGCGTTGGCTCGAATATCCCTCTGTTCATTCAGGTCGTTGAAAATTTCAACAACTTGACTTCGCTGACCGTCTCGCTTCAGGTCGATGAAGACAGCGCCTTTGGTTCGCCGAAGACCGTGGCCGTCACGCCCGCGATCCCGCTGGCGCAACTGGTGGCGGGCTACAAGTTCAACATGGACTATGTGCCGCGCGGGACCGATGAGCGTTACATGCGCCTGCTCTACACGGTGGCTGGCACCGCTCCGACCACGGGCCGCATCACCGCTGGCGTGTCGCTGTCGGAAGGTCAGACGAATGGCTAAGGTGGTCGCCACGTCGCGCGGGTATTATGGCCGGGTTCTTCGTGAACCCGGCGACATCTTCGACGCGGAAGGTGAAGCCTCTTGGTGGACGCCATACAAGGCAAGCGCCGAACCTGTTGCTGACGCTGACAAGCCTGCGAAGGCGAAGCCGGGACCGAAGCCGAAGCCTGCGCCGTTCGCTGATGCGCCTGAACCTGTTCGGGTGCAGAACGAGATCAACACCGCTCTCGGCACGGCTGAACCCGATTGGGTTATGCCTGCCCGTGACGACATCTGAAACGGTGGGGCGGCTTCGGTCGCCCCATGCTTCAAATAGGTTGGGCCATGCAGCAACAGATCAACACTCGACTTCTCAATGCGGCCTCTGTCACTGGCGCTGCATCTCCCATCGCATTCGGCGGCGATTACTGTTTTGACGCGGCTGGGACGTTCGGCGGCGCGACTGTGGGCCTTCAGATGCTTGGCGCTGATAACGTCACCTGGATCGATGTGCGCGACGGCGCGGGGCCTGTGGCGTTCACGGCGGCTGGCGCTGTGATTGTGTCTCTGCCTGCTGGGCAGTATCGCGCGACGATCACGGGCGGCACTGGTGTTTCGGTTTCGGCCCGCCTGAGAAGTGTTGAAACATGACGATAGGGCGTAGGGTCGTGCGTTCTCTCGCGCGTCCGCTGGGAAGGCGGATGGTTCTCAATTCTGGCGGCGCGGCTCCCCCGCCGGTCGCATGGACCCCAACTGCTCTCGGTTCTGCTCTGGCCCTGTGGCTTGACGCCGAGGATGCAGCCAGCATCACGCTCAACGGATCGACCGTCAGCCAGTGGAATGATAAGAGCGGAAATAACCGTCACGCCTCGCAGGCTACGGCTGCAAGCCAGCCCACACGCACGCTCAACGGTTTGGGTGGACGCACAGTGCTGACGTTTGATGGAGTGGATGACTTTCTTAACGCTACTTTCACATTAACCAACTTTTCCGTTGGTATGGTTGGGACGCTAACAGCAAACACCGCGATAATTTACTACCCGCTTGGTTTTGGAAGTCCACCATCCGGCTCCGCTGGTCTGTCAGTCGGCGGCACAAACTTTACTCAAAAAGCTGCGCTGAACAGTCCGAGCTTACTTACGAACGAGACAGTTACCCTTAACTCGCCGTATCTGATAACGGCTCATGCCAAAACTAACAACCGTCTAATTTCGTTCAACGGCCAAACTCCGGCGACAGATACCAATAGCCAAAGCATTTCCGAAGTCAGAATAGGGATGAGATCGGACGGTTTTTGGCCATACGCAGGACGGATAGGCGAAGTCGTCATCACCAACACCGCCCTGTCTGCCGCAGACCGCCAACGCCTCGAAGGCTACCTTGCTCACAAATGGGGCCTTGAGGCCAATCTGCCCGCAGGCCATCCGTTCAAATCTCTGCCTCCTACGGTGTGACTATGAAATACAAAGTCTTCCAAGCTAAAGCTGCCGCAGAAAACGCAGCCCGAAAAATCTACGGTGACATTATTCAGGCTCGCGCGGACGAGATGTTGGGCCTGTTGCATGACTGGAACAACGGCAGAGCCAAAACGGAAATAAAAAATCTGCCGCCCGGACAGTTGGAAAACGGCAACCGCTTCCCACTGTATGGAAGAAACGCGGCATCCCAAAAACTGGAAAAAGATCAAGGCCACACGACAGCTTGGGCCGTCCCTGTCCAGATCAACGATGGCCGATGGGTGTTCCCGTCGCCTGACAATGACGGGGTTGAGGATGAACCTGACTGGTGGCCCGCCCCATAATTCGACAACCGCAACCTTCTGAACTGAATGATCCCGTCTGAACGCTCAGGCGGGATTTTCATTTAGGGTGTGCAATGGCCTCTGTCGTATCGATCTGCAACCTCGCACTGTCGAACATCGGGAAAGACAACATCCAAGCCCTGACCGATGCCGGGGCCGAAGCCCGTGCCTGTTCGCAGTTCTATGAACACACGCGCGACATTCTGCTTCAGGGCTATCCGTGGCGGTTTGCAGGCGCGACGGTATCGCTGGCCCAGATCACGAATGATCGTGTAGGCCAGTGGTCCTATGCCTATGCGCGGCCTGCCGACTGCATGAAGGTGCGCTGGCTGCGGCCTCAGTATTCCGAAAACGATCCGGCGCTGTCGTTGCAGGATGAACTGGCGATCCCGTATGAGATCGAAGGTCAAACGATCTACTGCAACCTGTCGCCCGCGTTCCTGCGATACACGTCGCAGGTGGATGATCCGACGAAGTTCCCGCCTATGTTTATCGAAGCCTTGGCTTGGCATCTATCGGTGCGGCTGGCCATGCCTCTGACGCGCGATCCCAAGGTGCGGGCCGAAGCCTACCAGATGGCCACGATGGCTACGGGGCAGGCTCAGATGATGGACGCGAATGAGGCGCGGGAAACATCCGACCACGAAAGCGTGTTTGCCAAGGCGCGGGCTGAAGCTGGCGGGGTGATCGGCTGATGTCTGATTTGGTGATGTTGAACCCGCATGAGCGAATGACTGCCGAAGAATGCCTGTCGCATTGCGCGCTGGATCACGCGAATTTTCAGGACGTGATGGTGATCGGATATGATCAGGATGGCGGGCTTATCGTTCGATCCTCTGCGATGTCTCGCAAGGATGCCGCATGGATGCTTCTCGCGGCGCTGGATCACGCTCGGGGGATTTCGTGATGTCTGATTTGCGCGCCTATCAACCGTCATTCACTGGCGGCGTCCTGTCGCCTTCGCTGTGGTCGCGCGTCGATCTGGCGAAGTATTCATCCGGCCTGAAGACGGCGGTGAACCTGTTCATCCATCCCCACGGCGGCGCGTCGAACCGTGCCGGTCTGGAATTCATTCGGGAAGTGAAGACAAGCGCGGCGAAGACAAGGCTGATCCCGTTCCAGTTCAGCACCGAACAGTCCTACATCCTCGAATTCGGCGGCAGTTACATGCGCGTGTTCAAGAACGGCGCGCTGGTGCTGTCTGGCGCGTCTCCCTATGAACTGGTGACGCCATACACGGCGGCGGCGGCTGACAGCCTGACATTCATCCAGGAAGCGGATGTGATGTATCTCTGCCATGAGGACTATCCGGTTCAGAAACTGTCGCGCCTTGCGGATAACAACTGGACGATCTCGGCGGTTACGTTTGCGCCGAAGATCGCCGCGCCGGGATCGGTGGCCGCGAACGCCCGGTGGAAATTCCGCACTGGATCGACCACGACCTTCGGGTTTCGGGTGTCGGCTGTGTCTGCTGCTGGCGGGGAAAGCGCGGCGGCTGCTCAGGTGAACGTGTCGTTCCAATGGGAAAACTTCGACGGGCGGTTCATCCGCATATCGTGGAACGCGGTGGCCGGGGCGGCGTCCTATCGGGTCTATCGATCGGATGCCTCGACCGGGATCGTGGCGATCACGACCGCGACATCCGCTGACATGCCGGTGAACGGTGGCGGTATCTTCACGGGCGACGGCACGGCAATCCCCGGTTCGCCTATCGGATCGTCGCCGCCTGCAACCCCAACCGGCGTGACTGCCACGGTCCAGTTTGGGAAAAGCTACTCCTATGTCGTCTCGGCTGTGTCCGATGCGACCGGCGAAGAAAGCCTGCCGTCTGCGCCTGCGACCGTCTCGAACGATATGTCCATCAAGGGGAACATCAACACGATCACTTGGGGGGCTGTGGCGGGTGCCTCGGAGTATAACATCTATCGCAAGGAAAATGGTTCCTATGGATACATTGGCCGGTCTGATGGTCTGTCTTTCGTGGATGAGAATATCACTTCTGACATCTCGACCGGACCACAGGACGGGTTCAATCCCTTTGTGGGCGCTGGGAACTATCCGCGATGCGCGACCTTCTTCGAACAAAGGCTGTGCTTTGCCTCCACGAAAAATGAGCCTCAAGGCGTCTGGATGTCTCAGTCGGCGTCATATGAGAACTTCGGGTCGGCGTCTCCTGCGAAAGACAGTGACGCGATCATCTTCAGGATCAAGGCAAAGCAGGTAAATGAAATCAGGTCGATGATCGCATCTCGCGGCCTGATGGTCCTGACATCCGGCGCTGAATGGGTGGTGTCTGGTGACGGGCAGGGATCGCCGATTACTCCGACCCAGATCAACGTGAAAAATCAGGGCTATCGCGGTTCCTCGGATGTGCAGCCGATTGCGGTCGGTGAAACGGTGATGTTCGCTCAGGCGCGCGGCGGGGTGGTGCGTGACTTCTCCTATGAATTTGCGAATGACGGGTTTACGGGGAAAGACCTGACGATCCTTGCGCGGTCGCTGTTTGAAGAGCGGTCCATCGTGGCTTGGGCCTATGCTCAGGCTCCCTATTCGATGGTCTGGGTGGTGCTGGACAACGGCGCGCTGGTGTCGCTGACCTACATGCGGGAACATGAAATCTGGGCTTGGACAGAGCACGAAAGTCACAACGCGCATTTTGAAGATGTGACGGTGATCGCCGAAGGGACGGAAGACGTTCCATATTTCATCGTGCGGCGGCATATCAATGGCGCACAGCGGCGATACATCGAACGGCTGCATACTCGCGTGATGACCGATGTGTCGGATGCGTTTTTCGTGGATAGCGGGCTGACCTATACCGGGGCTGCGGCAACTGTGATCTCTGGGCTTGGGCATCTGGAAGGCAAGCATGTGGTGGCGCTGGCCGATGGCAACGTGGTGCGCGGCCTGACGGTCACGGGCGGGTCTGTGACGCTGCCGAATGCTGCGACTAAGGTCCATATCGGCCTGCACATGACGGCCTCGCTGCAAACGCTTGATCTCGATCTGGGGCAGGTGCGCGGGCTTGGCACGGTGCAGGGTCGGCAGAAGTCGGTTTCGGAAGTCACGCTGCGGGTCGAAGAGACGCGCGGTATCTGGATCGGGCCGGATGACGGGACGCGCAATAGCGGGAAGCTGGTGGAGTATAAACAGCGCGCGACCGAAGCATGGGATGAAGCGATCCAGCTATACACGGGCGACATCTCCATCACCCCACATTGGGATTGGAACAGCGCGGGGCGGGTTTGGGTGAAGCAATTCGATCCCCTGCCGATGACTGTGCTGGCGATTATGCCGGATGTGACGCTGGGGGGATGATGGCGGATATTCGGATCGTGCCGTGTCGCGCCTGTCACCTGCGCCGGGTCGCGGCTGTCATGCGGCAGGCTGACAAGGATGAGGTTATCGCCGCCACTGGCCGGTCGCCGCTCTGGGGGCTGGTGCATTCATACAAGCGGTCTGCGATCTGCATGACGGTCCTGATCGACGGGCAACCGGAAATGATCTTCGGCGCGGGCGATCTGTCGATCCTGACGGGCATGGGTGCGCCTTGGCTTCTGGCGTCTGATCGGGCTGTCGGTCACAGGGTGGAATTCCTGCGCGGGTCGGTCCATTGGCGGGATCAACTATTGTCGCGGTATTCGGTCCTGAGAAATGTTGTCGATTGCCGGAACAAGATCGCGATCCGCTGGCTGCGCTGGCTGGGGTTTCAGTTTACAGAACCGTTCAAGCATAGGGGTCACGAATTCATGATGTTCGAACTGAGGGCGCGCGATGTGTGTTGATCCCGTAACTGCAATGATGATCGGTTCTACCGTCATGGGGGCGGCTGGCGCTGTCCAGCAAGGCCGCGCTGCGGAAATGCAGGGCCGTGCCGCGCAACAGGCCGCGAACTACAATGCCCAAGTCGCAACGATGAACGCGAAGATCAGCGAACGGCAGGCGCGCGATGCTGTCGAACGCGGGCAGATCGAAGAACAGCAACAGCGGATGAAGACATCCCAGATCATCGGGAAACAGCGCGCGGCTATGGCTGCGAACGGTGTCGATCTCACGTTTGGGTCGCCGCTGGATACTCTGGTCGATACCGCCACGATGGGCGAACTGGACGCGCTGACGATCCGCACGAATACCGCGCGGGAAGAACGTGACATTCGGCAACAGGGCGCGAATTTCACGTCACAGGCCGGGATGATGCGGGCCGAAGGTGAGAACGCTGCAATCGCTGGCCGGATGGGCAAGCGCGCGGGTTTCATGCAGGCGGCGGGGACGATCCTCGGCGGCGGGGCGCAAGCTTATGCCAACTACAAGAAGGTGAACGCCTGATGGTGACTGTCCCTACATACACGATGCGCGAAGTCCGTCTGCGCCCCGACATGCAACAGGGTGTGGATGTGCGGGCCTCTGCTGATGCCTTCGGCGGTGGCGTGGCGCGCGGAATGCAGTCGATGGGCCAAGGGATGCAGTCCATCGGGCAGGGGCTGGGGCAGGCTGCGGAAGCCGTGTCGCAGTTGAACGATTTCAAGGCGCGGCTGGAAGCGACGGATGCCCAGACTGCGCGGGACCGTGAAATCCTTGATCTTCAGTATGGGCCGAATGGATACCTGACAACTCAGGGCGCGGATGCCGCAAACGGCTATCAGGGCTACACTGCGAAGATCGAAGAGATCAACAAGAAGTTTGCCGCAAGCCTCAAGGGACCGGCTGCGCGATACTACAACGATGCGGTGACAGCCTCGACTACAAGCGAGATGCGAACCGGGATTGTGCATTCGGCGCAGGGAACAAAGGAATGGGCGCAGGCTTCGCATAATGCCGCGATGGCGCAGCGTGAAGCTGAAGCGGTGGCGAACTTCAACAACCCGAAAAAGGTCGATGAGATCGTGGCGCGCGGGTTCATGCTTCTGGACAATCAGGCTGATCTTGTCGGCCTGTCTGGCAATGCTGACGTGATCAATCAGAACCGGACAGCGTTCGCCACCAAGGTTTACTCTCAGGTCACTCTGGCGATGGCGTCTCAACCGGGTGGCGCGACGAAGGCGATTGAATATCTGAACTCCAAGTCGGACCTGATCGATCCTGCATCGCGGATGAAACTGGAAGCTGAACTGAAGCCCTTCGCCATAGAGGAAGAGGCGCTGGGTCACGTCACTGAAATCCTCGGCATGACGCGGGACACGGGCGCTGGGGCCGCTGAAGGCACGGTTGGCGCGGCTGGGCCTACTGCTGTGCGACAGCGCCTGTATGGCCGTGCTGCGGCTGCTGGCAAGGGCAGGGATCACGTTGACGGGCTGAACGAAGGGTTTGCCACAAACCTGCTGGCCATGTTCGAAGACGCGCCGTTCCCCGGCCTTCAGATCGGATCGGGCTATCGGTCGGAAGAACGGCAGGCTGAGATCATTGCGGAAAACATGGCCGCGTATGGTCTGGGGGGCCGGATCGCTGAATGGAACGCTGACGTGGCGGCGATGGGGCCGGTGGCGGCTGGCCAGAAGTGGCGCAGCACGTTCCAAGGGGTCAGGAACAGCGCGGGTCGCAGGTTCACGGAAATGGTCGGGATGCCAGGTGCATCCAATCATCAACACGGGAACGCGGTGGACATCTGGTATAACGGGGTGCGTCTCGACAAGGCTCCTGCCGAAGTGCGGCAGTGGGTGCATGACAACGCTGGGGCCTATGGGCTGCGGTTCCCGATGTCGTGGGAAAGCTGGCACATCGAACCGGCTGGCGCGCGCGGTGGCGGGGCTGGATCGACTGCTGTTCCTGCGATGGATGGCGTGTCCTATCGGGCGTCTGCTGTTTCGTTTGAAGCGGCGATGGCGCGCGTGAATGAAATCCAAGACCCTGAAGTTCGGGCTGCTGCGATGAAGCAAGTAACCGCAGAATTTGAAATGCGCGGGAAGGCCGAAGCGGCGCGGGCGAGAGAAGCGCGGGCGTCTGGGTTTGCGATGGTTGAACAGGGAATGTCTGTCGATCAAATCCCGTTGGAAATGCGTATCACAATGGGCCAGGAAGCGGTGCAGGGGCTGCGGTCTTACGAAAATCAGATGGGCGATCCGACGACTGATCCCTTGCTGCTGGCCCGCCTTACCATTCAGGCAAAGGCTGATCCTG